TCATGGATTGACTGAGCTCATTGATTGAATTTGGCGCTTTTGTGGGTCTTCGCCTGCCCATTTCTGCACGGCATTTCCGACTTCACGATTGGATTGATTGTCACCTAATCGTCCATACACTTGATTAATCATCGATTTTCTTTCATCAAAGCGAGCATTAACCACGGAAATTTGCTCTGGTGTGGGATCCAACAAATCATTCAGCGCTGCAGTACGGTCTTTTTCAAGCTCTGTCACCGCCTCTCGCCACTGCTTATCCATTTCGGTGCGTGATTTTGTCTCTGCCACATTGAAAAGGTTGGCATAGTGCTCGTTGGTAAAAAACTGCTTAGCCATATGGATTTGGCCCGTCACGTCTTTCATTAACGCATCGAGCGGGATCACTTTTACAGCTTCTTGGCTACCTGCCAAACGGCTTTCGGTTACTGGCGCGGTTTTGGTCGTGCCGTCCTCATACGTCACTTTCAATCCGACCACCACGCCCGGCTGATCGCCTTCGCGATTTGGGTCAATATCGGCAACAAAATCATGACGCAGATACTCTTTATCCTTAATCACCTTACCCGATTCAGGATCTTTATCGCCAATCCCTTGCTTAACATTACGCTCAAGCAACACGCCCATCGATTTGGTGAATTGTGAGTCTTGGTAAGAAATAGAGCCATCAAGCACTTTAGGCATAGTCGATTCGATATCAAAGGCCGCCTGTACCACACGAGGTGTATAACGGCGCGGGTCGTAAGCACTGCCCTTAATGTGTTCCTGCTCAAACAAGGGATCAAGTTCTCCGGTTTCCATGTAATGTTTGAGGCCAGATTGAATTAGCGGCAAATTCTCCTGCATGTAAGCCATTTTCTTTTGCTGATTGAGCTGGTATTGGCTCAATGCTTTTGCACTTTTCTGCGCATCAACCTGTACATCAAGTAGTCGATCACGCCGGATGCGATCCTCATTTTCTCGTTTAAGGCTATCTTGATAACGTTTATCGGCTTTTTCCGTTTCAGCCTGACGAAAAGCCTTCTCGTCTTGATAACGTTGCTCGTTCTTGGCTTCAATCTGAGAGAGTCTAGACCGCTCATCTTGATAGCGAGCCTCGTTACGCTCATCCAATTTCGCTTGGCGTTCATTATCCGCTTTACGCTGGTAGTAACCTTCTGCGACCTGAAATCCGCGGATTGCACCATCAATAGCGCTGCGTGTATCTAACTGCATTAGAAAAGCTCCCCTAAAATCAAACCTGCTGCCGCACCCATCGCCGCGCCCATGGGTCCACCCACACTACCCGCTTGCATGCCCGCCATCATGCCAATGCCAGCCCCAGTGGTGACACTGGATAAACGCTTGGTACGCTGCGCCTCTTTGAGGCTTTGATTGGTTTGATTACGCTGCTCTTCACGCTGCGCCGATTCTTGCATCCCTGCCAATGCACGTTTGCGGGTATCTGCGCCTAAATTCAATAAACTGTATGCCATGATTACCCCACTTTAAGCTGCGATAATTTCCCCTTTGCGCCACCGCTGAGCACACTCATCGCACGCTCTTGCTCGTTCTCACGCAAACTGTTCTTGGCCGTCACCTGTGCCAGAGAGAGCTTGGCGTCATCGTTAAGGTTGGTGTCTACCCCAACCCCAAAACGTGCCATTTGGTTAACATTCGCAAGCCGCGCACTCTGTTGCGCGCTCGAAAAATTGGCTCCCACGCGACCAAGTTGCTGTGTCAGTAACTCGCCATTTTGTGTTTGTCCTAAAAGCTGTTTTTGCTGCGGATAAAATCGCTCTAACCAGTCTTGATACATGGCATGAGTGATATTCGCGTAGTTATTGGCCGCCGAACCTAAAACATTAACGCTCATCACTTACCCTCTGTTGAGTACATAGTTCTGATCCATGCCCGCTTGACCTTTCAGCGTCTTAGTATCGACATTGACAAAGCTCGTATCTGGCTTGGCACGGCTCATGTACATACTGGTTCCAATTCCCGCTAACGTCCCTACTGCCTGAGCATTCGCGCTACGTCGGTTAAACGCTGTGGCGGCATCGCTTGTGGCTTTTTTCAAAGAGAGCCGCGCGGTCTCTTCCATGCCAGCCAAGCCTTCGGCTTTCTGACCAGCACCGAGAGCGACGATATCTTGCTTACCCACCACATACTTGTCCTGCTCATTGACTTGAGCGCGGTTTACGGTATCGCCCTGAGCGAGAGTTTGGTCTGTCGCCAAACGGCTTAACGTTGCTTTAAATGTTCCGGAGCTCGGATCAACACCGGAGGCCACAAGATTCTCAGTGGCCGCCTCTCGCGCTTTGCCATACTCGCTTTGATAATTTAAATCTGCCGCCTGTTTCACGTCGGCCATATTGGCCTCTGAGTTAAGGTTGTTCACTCGCCGTATGAAGATATCTTCAAACGCTTTGAGCTCTGTGTTGTATAAGTTCCACTCTTTCGCCGCAACTTGGGAAGCGGCGATTTCCGCCGAGGTTTCCTGAACGCGGCCATCTTTTTTCCCACCCATTAGATCTCCTTGCACCAAGTCTCAACATCACCGGTTTCGATACAACAAAACCCACCGTCAATAAGGCTTACTTGCAAAGCTTTCACGGCAGTATTCAGCAGTAACCTCTTGGCCTTTATCCGCTTAGCTAACTGCTCTACGGTCGGTAAATGGCGCTTAAACGCACCTTTTCTATTGCTCCAAGCAAACAGTACCCATACCTGCATTTCACCATTGTCCAAACTGGGCTCAAGGACGAAGAATCCCTCCTCCACCAAAAACAGCGTAAAGCCCTACCATCGAGTTAGGGCTTCGTCCACTTGTTTGGCGAACCGGTGCTGGTTGCGCTTCTCGGTCTGTTCCATCAACGGCAATACTCGAGAACGCCACGATTCGTAAGACAGTTTATAAAGACTCATCGACAAACCATGTTGGTCTCAATGGGCGAGACTCTTCACGTAAATCGTAACGTCGCACGGCTTCGCGATAGGCCAACATTTCAGCAAGCTTTGGCGATGTCACTAACCGCTCTCCTTGATAGGTCGCCGTTGGCAACTCCATAAAATCGGTAGCCGCAAGTTCAGCGCGCGCCCAAGCCCTTTCATTGACCTCATGACCGTCAAGCCACGTTTGCCGTAGTGCCAATCGCTCATAATAAAGTTCATCGGAGATGTTTCCGGCATCATAAGCCGCCTTGAACGTGTGCCAGTCGGTCACTTCGCCTTGGAAGTAAAAGCGATATGGCTCTTTTTCAGTTGTCACCATCATGCCATCACCTTGGGTCAATACTGTTATTGATAGAGGCCGACATGTTGACGATCACCGCACCATCGTGCAGCGATGTTAAACGCAGCCGAAAGCGTAAAGATTGGGAAGCAGAGTAAGTCCAGCCCGAACCCAACAGCGAACGACGACTCGCAATGTGCGCCTCTTCGACAGCATAACCGCTGCTCCCTCCTCGGTAATAAGTCAGCGCAAAACTCACCCCTGCCACATTTACGGTCGTGCCTACCGCATTGGCGGTATCGGTTCCGACAATCCTTGCCTCGGCAACGACTCCACCACTGAGATTGATGGCCTGTACAAAGATTTGTAAAAAACCAGAGCCCCCCACTCTTGGCCGCCTCACCGTAAAGTTAAATACTCCATCTGGAATAGTGCGGTAACGTGCTCGGTTCATAGTATTAATGGACACATCCCCTGCTGGGAAAAAATCCACCGGAGCGGTAGCGCCATCACTGTAGTAGCTTGTTTCCGGCAAGGTCACTCGAACCGATTCAGAAGTGACCACTAACCCGCCCCCTAACGCAGAAGGGTAAGAGAGGCTGGTCGTCGCGTTATCCCCAAATGTGGTATAGAGCACTACCGATTGATAGAAGGTGCTGGCGATAATTGTCGCCCCTTTGATCACACCACCATTAATGGTGGTCCCTTCGATGTTGCCACGAAAATAACCATTATTGGCCTGTAAATTGTTGGTTTGTAAGAGGCCGTTTGAGTGAATAAAGGTGTGATAGCCGCTATAAGGACCACCCGCACCGAATCCTGCGTCACCGCCTCGCAATTGACCGGTATGAATAACAGGCGAAGCGATTTCGATTCCCACCTTCACTTCATCGGCCACAATGGTTTGTGCTTGCAGGATCTGAATAGTCGCTTTTTCAATGATCGCTTTGGGGATCACGACTGCGCCATTATCAATCGCGAACGTCGGCACTAAGGTTCCGGTCTTATTGGGATCGTAGACAAAGAATTGACTGGCACTGACTGCCACTTGGCTGGTGCCATCGCTCTTAGCAATCAAACCAATCCCAGCGCCAATCTCGCCCGCTTGCGCTTTCGCCCCCCACATTGCCCTAAATGCCACGCTCCCATCTTGATTGATGGTCGCTATCGCTTGGGCATTGGTTTGCGCGGCGGCCTTGGCGTTACCTGCGACGGCTTCAACGGTATTCACTCGCTCGGCTAATGCTTGATCTGCATTTGCAAACACCGTCGAGACATCAAGAAGTTTCGCTTCATTCAACGCGGCTTGCGCCTCATCTCTTGCCAGTGAAGATGCATGAAGCTGAGTCACTTGAGCCACGAAGGTTTCTGTCGCACTTTTCAATTGGCGCTGGATTTGCGAGATCAGCTCTCCAGAAGCCGCCAGCTCACTATCCAGTTGTTCCAGCAAAGTCTGGGGCGCTTTAGCGCTTATCTCTTGTTGCAAGAGTTGAATAAGCTCGGATTGTTTTAGCTGCTCGGCCAGCTCATCAATCACTTGACCAATGTCTTGCGAGGTTTCACCCACTATCCCGTTTACGCCATGGTAAGGTCCCGCAAAATTCTTCGTATTGATGAAGCGAACCCAGTAATAGAATCGGCTCCCTGCATTGACCACATCAGAAAACACATTAGCCGGCGTTGTAGCCACGACTACCGCTTGAGAAAAGTCATTGTGATTTGCCCGCCATACTTCAGCGTATGCAAATCCTCTAAATTGTGGCGTATCCCATTGCACTAAGATGGCAGTAAACCCACCAAAGGCTTGCACGTGGTGGGGTGCATGCGGGACTTGAACCAAACTCGATGAAGATTCGCTGCTTTGATTCACATTCGATTGCGCGTTTTTCGCATTGAGCGTAACCACCTCTTTTTCGGTCACCGCTCGGTAACGACCATCGCCACGTTGCCCTGTTAAAATTTCGACGTTTTCGTACAACGCCTCCAGTGAACGTCCTGCCCGAAAAGGCGATCGCTTTGCCATCAGTACAACTCCGAGAGGCTATCTGCCATGACAATCCGCTCGACCTGACTGGTCCCTTCTACCTTGATTTGCCATCGGCTGCCGCGTACTGCGGGCAACCGAAATGGCGCGTGAGTGAGCTCGCCCTGTTCCAGCTTGAAAATCGCCTCACCATCGACGATAACCGTTACCCTTAAACGTTCAGGCGCTTTCGCTTCAAGGCGAGCGCAAGTCAAAAAGGCGTGCTGAGGAATAAGAAAAGCTTTGGTTTGCCATATCATGGCGACCGGTTGATGACCTCGTTGCCAAGCGTTAAGCGTCTTGTCCTTAGCAATGAATAACGTATCGTCATGCAAGTAGTGAAATGCACTATCCCATATATTCGATAAACGTGTCAGGCTGTGCGTAGTCGGGTCAAAAATAAACGCTCCGCCTTGGTATTGAGCGATATATTGACCTTCAGCAACCCACGCTTTGATCGTCGTTGGCATGAAATTCTGCCAACTCTCTCTATCCATAATGCCTTCGGTGATGACAGTCGCACTCGTTCCCGAAATCGCGACTAGGCCATCCGGCGAGGCATACATCGCCATCCCGTTTATAACGACCAAGGAGGGGGCACTCACACACGCTTGCTCAACATTAAGGCGCATGCTGGTAACCATACTCGGTGTGACACCAGAAAAGAGGTACGGTTTGCCTTTAGTGACCACAACCAGTGACGTTTCAATCGGAGCGATGGCCACAATATCGTCATCCGTAATACCACGATGACTCTTACTCCACGCATAGGGCAAATAGGCTTCAGAGAACATCACCTCGTTACCCGCAAATCCGGCGCAGATGCCATTCGCCATTGCGCAGAGTCCCTGCATATTGGCATCGGGCATATCGTAGTCCCATGTTTCAAGCGGTGGTCCATTGACATTGCGTGCCGAATCTAAGTACTCGGTTTGGCTGATGGGAAGCTCAGCGACCAGTAAATAATCCCCAACTCCGCTTGCAGATACCGAACGATACAAGCGAGTGTGAGTGATATTGTGTGTGTTGACAGACATTGGCGCGAGTTGCACCGTCACCGTCGAGCCGGGTTTCTCAATCAATACGGGGACACTCGGCAAACCCGGTGCCCCTTCTTCCCCAAAGCGTGTCACGTAGGTTTGAATGTAGAGCCTGTCTTCATCATCGTAGGCGGGTAACTCGCCCTCAGGGGGATTGTCGCCGGTCGTCGCATCGACCTTAATCACAACGGGCTTACCCATAGGTCTTGGCACACCTAAGTCATACCACGCGGCTGGCATTTGACCTTGTGTAACCGCAATATCTTGTGCGGTCACCTTGGGTTTACCTTGCCCTGTCCAATAGACTCGTTGATAAGCATCTTGCGCCATCGGATTAGCAATCACACTCACGCGTTGAGTGAAGGTAAACCAATGTGAGTGTGCATAATAAAACAGCGTGACCGGTGACAGAGTCGCCAAGGTGCCATGCTCTTGATCTGAGCGCATCGGCGCAACCACGCCACGCTCATAAGTGCAGTCAAACGCCAGAGAAGCCGCTTCGTTTGGCAATAGATGAGACTCAAGGCGAGGTATTTCACCTTTCATTGTCGAGATCTCAATACGCATACGCTCCCCTTAAAAAAACAAACCCTACGGCCACAGAACCGCATCGGAAAATGACTCAATCTCTCTTTCTGCACTAACTGCCGCCGGTCCAGTTCGCCAGCTCATTCAGACTCACCTTGTATTCCACCGAATAACGAAACCATGGCGAAACGCCTTGACCCGCTAAATTCATAAATCTGACGACCAACCCATTACTGATCGGCTGCACAAAATAAGGTAAGCAAGGCTCTTCAGGGATGATCTGCGGCGCGAATGGCTCAGCCAGTAAAGTCGACCCAGAAAAGGGAAAGTAAAGGTTAAAATCATTGGAGGTTTGGTTTTGGTGCCGGCCATGGCTTCTCACCACGCCATCGCTGTACACCTCAACAACTCGCCAAGCACCACTGACGCCTGCGATGTTTTCTGCAAAGACTCTTTTCAGTAATCGGCGGCTCGACTCTTTACCCACCCAGAGGTACTCAAATTCAATCACCGAAAAACTGAGGCCACTGGCCGTTTCCGCCCTGAGTTTGCGCCCCTCTCCAAACACATAACTTGGGTAACATTGTAAAACGCCCTGCCAACCTATCCCCGTACCAGCACTGACATACACAGGTCTTGGCAGCGTACCTTCTGCCCCCAAGGCAGGCAGATAAAGCTTATTACCCCCCATTTTCAGGGTGCATCCCGAAGTACTGGGCTGGGCAAATGAGGCGCAAACAGGTCGCCAATACTGGGAAACATCTAGCTCGTTTTCGGTCAATTCCAAGGCAAACGCGAAGAACGCCATATCAAAGAAGGCAAAACTGTTGCCCTCATTCGAGCTGCATTCCAAGCGATTACGATGAACTTTGAGTAATCGCCCCAAAGCAGCACGAGCAATACTGTGGGACCCTAGACGAACTTTGCCGCGATTATTGGAGAGATCGATGGACCAAGCTCCACCGCTTCTCAATTCGGCCACCAACACGCGATTCACCTCATCCCACTGGTTATTCGCTATCTCTAGCGACCACTCATCCACCACGCTGTGACTCACACTGACCAATCCATCACCGAGGAAGTTACTCAACTGACATCCATCCACACGAATATTGGGATGCATTGAGGCCGTGACCGAAGGATGGGCGTGCGCACGCAGCAATCGAGCTTGAGGATTTAACGACGTGAGCTTCGCACCTAAAATGGCTACTGAGCCGTAGTTAACCACTCTTTGCCCACTGGGAGAGTCGAGGGTTTCCAGATAACAGGCGTTCCCAGAGGGGCAGCTCAATACAAAGCTGCCCCCGCGAATTTGGATATTGCCGTAAGGAATAGGTTGTCCCGTCACAAAGGTGGAAGCGTTTGGGTAAGCGGCAATCAGCATTTCTGCTCTCCCAGAGCAGTTGACTATCTCTACATTGCCCCCACCCTGTACCTCGACAATTTTTGACACATCATCAAATAAGCAGCCGATGAGCAGACTGGGTTTGCCTTTGACCAAATTTCTTTGTGTGAACTTCACCGAGCCAATACGCCGCAGCACACAGCCACTGAAAATCACACTCTGCGCACCCGTGTTATTGGTGGTTACCTGCGTACAATCTTCAAAGACGCAACCAATCAACTGAACCCCATCGGTTCGCGACTCTAAAGCGCCCTCCACCGTATGGCTAGAGAGAGATGCAGCCAATCGAATTGCAGCATCCCCCACTTTTTTAAACTGACAGCCGATAAACGCCGTATTGGTGGCCCGACGAATATATACCCCTTGCTTGCCCCACTGCGGATTGCTGTCCTCTCGCTCACCTGTCAAGGAAAGACCAATAAAAGTGACTCCGTCGACTTGGGTATCCGCGCGACCAACCCAAAATGGGTATTCGGTCGCGCCAAGAGTTCGAGTCAGGGCGCCACCAATCACTTTGACCTGATTTTTGTCGATGATGAGTGCAGAACTCGGCGCAACCATCGGCCTATCCAGATAAATGATTGAGCCGTGGGTAACCTGCTTATTGAGCCTATCGAGTCCTCGATAGACCGAGACGGGATCATTGGGATCTGTCACAAACTGGCTGGCATACAGCGTTTGCGTACCGATTTGCACAAAGCAACCTTGACCCACACCCGACCAACTTAAAAATGTGTTTACCGTCTGCTCTTCGCCATCCCAAGCTTTTAGTGCATCCAGTGCTATGACCTCTGCGCCATTATGACCCGAGAAATCTCGCTCACTATCGAACACAAATAAGCCGCCGCCGGCATAACTCCCCGCGTAAAACCCCGCGACAGAAAACTGTTTCCCGTCAGTCAGCTCATAGGTCGGCAGCGCTTTTAAATGCGAAACATGAATCACCGCAATCTGCGTCGCCGCTTCAGATCGGTCGGCATGCAGCGCAGAGCGAGAGGCTTGTTCGGTGGCAATGTGCGCCGATAGCGCCGCTTCTCTTGCTTTCGCCGCCGTAGTGATAGCATTCTCAGCCACTTGCAGCGCTTTCGCGTTGACGTTACTACTGAGCACATGGGCACTCGAATCCACACCAAAGAGCGCTTGAGTGTATAGATCCACCAGCTCTGCGGTGGATTTCTCGAGCGCATCAATCGTTTTCACCAGTGCTTCCATCGACGGCGAACTCATTAACGTGCCCCTTCACTGCTCTGGATCATCTGCGCCTTAGCATTATCGGTGGCCGTCTTATCGCCCAACGCGGTGGCAAAGGCTTGTAAATGCAACTGAGCCTTTTGGCCTTCTGCAGGATTTTGCGAATCTTTGTTATAGGCTCGGTACATCACAAAATCCGACACTACCCCTAAATAGATCTCAGGCAGTGGAAAGACATCGCTTTCGCTCGCCACTTGTAACGTGCGTGAGTAAACCAGCTCTACATTGACTGGTGCTTGAGGCGACGGGTATAAAAACAGGGTGGTTTCATCAAGCTCATTACGCGTCCAACAAACGGGTACCCCTGCGGTTTTACGCCACTCTGGATAGAGTTGATTGAGTTTATGAATATTCACAAACTGCGCCGCCTGTTGATTGATGTGGTTGACCGCCAAAATTTGATAGGCATCCGCCGGTAGACTGACCTGATAAGAACTTGATTCGATCATCGCCGTTGTTCGAGATAAATCAGGCCGGCGAATCACCATGGCTGAAATGGCATCATTCACAAAGTCCATCAACTCTGGGCGCGACCAGCGCACATGTCGAACATCGATGAGATCGCGCGCAACGCGATCAATAAGCCCTTTAATGGTGACGCTCATCAGAAGAACTCCCGTTGACGTACCGGATTGGTAAAGGCCTGTTGTTGACCCGTTTCTAAGCCAAAACGCTTAGCACAGCGGATCGCCTCAACAAACCACGTTCGATACTCACGCCCCAGCGATGGATTGTGCCAATCACTATCGGGTTGCAACATCAGACAATGGGCTGCGCCATAACAGATCGCTTGGCCATACTCATCCCAAAGCACTTTGGGTAAGGTCTGTGAGTCACGTTGCGGCTCTATCGCACAGTGGATGAAAAGATCTTTCCCCTCCCTTAGAAAGCGCAGCTCATCACGACTGGTTTGCAGATAATCAATACCTTTGATTAATGCCGAGCCTTTATCATCCACCACCGCCATCAACTCAGCGGTGGTGTACCGACCAACACTCGGTGAATTCAACTCAGAGCTACCCACAATCGCGACTACTTGGTGTGCACTAACCCTGTCGATTGTTCTCGTGTAACGCACAAGACCACTTTCTCGGCAAAACTCTTGCCCGGCTTGCAGCAAAGCACTGTGCAGTAATGGCGCAAGTGCGACATTGACCAATTGCCGAAGGGTAGGCACAAACTGTTCGATAGCGACGGTTTCCATAATCACTCCGCGAGATTTGCCGGTTCACTCTCTTTACTCATGCGACGCAGATAATCGCGCACTCGTACTCGAAACTCTGTCACCTCTTCCTGCGCGCCTTTGGGTGCTATATCGAGTTCATTAGCAGCGATCAGCGTCTTTAACTTGGCTGAGTTGAGCTTATCGAGATCCAACTCCTCACCATTTAGCATGACAACCATGGAAGCCGCTTTTTCTTCTGCCTCCTGCATTGCTTCTTGCGCTGCCCGTTGATGAGCCATCGCTTGGGCCTTTTCATCAAGAAGCTTCAGATGATCCTCTAACTCCTCTTCCGTTATCCATACGCTCGGAAAATCCAGTAGTTGATAAGCCAAATCTTGTTCAACTAACACTGGCTTATGGCGCGGAAACACCAGCCTAGAGCCAGCGACCGTGTCTTTTTTCTTCGGCTTAGGCCCGATATAGACCACAGCAATTTTATGCGTCATCACTCTCTCCCAAAAATCAAAGGAGGCTCTTGGCCTCCCTCTCTACAGTGGCTGGGCTTAATACCCAACGTTGACGTACTCCGGCAAGATGAGAAGCTCGCCTGTGGCGACACCACCTTTAATGGTGACGTTCAGGATGCCCTTTTCTTTGAGGTACACGGGTTTGATCGGGATCTGCTTGGCGACTTTATTGGCGACCGCTTCCCCAAGCGCTAGGGCGATATCGTTGACTTTGATATCGACGCTGACCGAGGCTCCAAGCCCATTAGTCACCAAACGCACCCCCGTCAGCTTTAAACCAATCGGCAGATCCAAGACAGCGAATACCGTGTCGATAGGCGTGTTTTTGGCACTGAGTTTTCCTTCTTCAAGTGATAAATTGCCATGCGCCCCAACGTAGACGCGGTTGTTAAAGGTTTCACTTTGTCGATGAGTCATTCACGTTTACTCCACTACAGGTTCACAGCCGTATCGAGCGCAATCACCCCGTGATCGTTCACGCGCCCCGTTTTGTCTTTAAAGCGAATTTTCTTGGAGCCATTCATCCAATACACCGTGACTTCGGTACGGTTACCCGCATCCACATCTTCTTCGTGATAACGGAAGGATTGGCCACCTTGCGTTTTTCCCCACGCGTATGCCAACGCCTGCCCGCCGAGTAACATGGCGCGATCTATGGTGGTGGCCGCATTGACTTGACGCACACTGGCTGCTTTATCGTTATTGGAAATCGAGACAACAGAACCAGGATTAAAACGGATCGGCATACCTTTGTATTTGCGCACCAAGATATTGCCCCGCATCAGACAGTCGCCACGAAACACCGGATGATTAAAGTTACGCGATCGGGAAATCGCATTCGCAGTGAGGTTTTGCCAATCTTTACCTGAGGTTGAGGTATAGAAGTCACTCCATTGACGTGGGGTAACACTCAGTAAATAGAAGGGCTCATCGCCCGCCATCTTGTCGTCATTAAAACGGATTGGTTGTAGTGGATGTGGCATCTCTTCAAGATAGAGACCAATATTATCCAGTGTTTCAATCGAGAAAATATCCGCCGCATCGAGCCCTTCAAAGGAGGTCGCATCGCCCCCAAAGAAGTGGCGATCATACGTTGGCGGCAAGACATCATTGACCATGATCTCGGCAAACTCAGTATCACTTTCTAAAGGCACAATGATGTCATCGGTCGCATAATCCCCCCGCGCTCCGGCAAGGTGCACTGTCGTAACCTGATCTTGCAGCGTATTCACGTAATCCGGCAGTAAAGCTCGAGTGAGTTTACGCAGTGGATGGCGAGTCTTTTGCTGCGTCATCTTACCGCCGGAATCCACTTGATGGCGGCCTTGGTTGATTTTCAGTGAGAAGTCCGCGAACTCTAAACTTTCACCTCGTCCGGCAATTCGGCGATCGCCCATGGTCGGTTTTTTCGTCAAACCATGCACAATCTGCATTTCTACCTCATCCCCTGCCGATTTACTTAAGTCGGCGCAGCGGACAATCGGAGCATGAGGTGAGGTTTGCTCATTGCCTTTTTTATTACTGGTCACACTCTGCGGCGCATCTTCGGTCAACATATTGGTAAACGAGCGATTGCGCAGGGTCGCTTTGAACAGCGCCGTTTCCTGTAACTTCACGCCGTCAGTAATGGTTGTCATACTTTCACTCCAATAAAAAAGCCCCAGCGTGTCAGCTGAGGCTTAGTGTTTGAAAAACGGGTTTAGAATCCAGCGTTATAAAGCAGTTGCTCGATTTGCGCTTCACTGAGAGAGTCAAATAATTTACCCAACTCTTCGTGATTAGCACTCTGTACCCGGTTCATCAGATCGGAATCCCCCGTGCGATGAGTATTGCCAAGCTCACTCGGTGACGCAGGCAAAGCGTTTTTCGCTTTTACGGCTTGCTTTCTTGCGCCGCGCTCAGAGCCTCTTGGGCAGACAATTTCGGCTCATCACCAAATGCCAGTCGTACCCGCTTACTGACCTCTTCAAATCGCTCGGCGTAGCATCGATTCGCCCATTCAGAACTTGAAGCCAAATGGTCATCAATTTGCTGCGCGGCATTCCAACGCGCCCCACCTTCACTCATCCACGACTGCAGATCCGCGTTTGCTTGTAGCGCCGTCGTCAACTCAGCATTGTCCACTGGCGCGGCGCTTTCAGTCTCCGGTGATGTGGTCGAGGCCGCCACCGTGCCGCTAGAAACCAACGCCTCAATTTTGTTATTCATAGCCAAAAAGAAAGGGGCGAGCTCGGGGTAATCCTCCTGTAACGCAGCAAGTTTTTTTCATCAATGGTGACATCTTCAGGTAAGTCAGCCGGCGCAACGCCCAATTCCTCGAGTTGTTTATTACGCACATCAATCATGCGCTGCGCTTTTTCAAGCTGCGCTGAATGCGCTTTTAACTCTTCAAGCTCTTGGCGAAGCTGAGCTTTTTCTTGCCGCTCTCGCTCGAGCACCTCCATCGGGATAATGTGCTTTTGGTCTTTGGCAAGAATACCGTCTGGCTTTGCGTTAGGCTCTGCAGTTGGCGAGGCTGCATCGGTATCGCCGTCTAAACCTTCCACGCTTTGCGATTGTGAAGAGGGAGCAAGGCGCTCGTCAGCGCCTTGTTCCTTCTCGACTGTTGGGCGACTTTCTTCCGCTTCCATCGATTCCAACAAAGCTTCCAGCTCTTCCAATGTTTCATTACCAGTGACGGCAATCGTGTCTTGATGGGTATTCATGGTGACTCCTTTGATTAGACGTGTCGCTGTCTGTGCGGTTAAGCGCTCTCGAAAAAACGCTTAGCGACAAAAACAACAAAGCCGAGCACAAGGCTCGGCACTGAATACTCATGGGGACTATTGCTCGCTGGGCTCGAAATGCTGGCAAACCTGCATGGCGGCAGCGTAATCACAGATCATGCAGGCGTGATTTTGTGTGGCCAGTGCGGTGATAATGGCGCTCGCTTCCAGTTCGACTACTTGGCTCGCCTGACGCATCAGCACCTCCTTTTCTGTATTCAAAAACACCGCCAGCTTATAGCCCTGAACCTCAACCGCATCAGGAAATCGGGATATAAAACGCATTTGCCACTCGGGCAGCGAAAGAAAAGCATACATCTGATAGAGGCTCACACCCGTCTCCACATCGCTTTGGTATGGTTGATAATGGTCAGCGAATTGCCGTTATCTGGCTGGCTTCTTTGAATGGCACTCTCTTTCTGATCCAAGGGATACAGTGCCCCTTGAATGATGAGCTCGCGGATCTGCCCTCTTGTGAAAAGTGATGTGGTCCAAGAGCGCATCATACGAGTGACGGTGAGCGGCGTTTGAATACCTTCACGGCTGACTTTCCATTCGCCATCAACACCAATGGAGGCCACTGACCCCACCCGTTTCAGCCGGTAATGATGAGGCTCAGACGCATCAAACTGATTAGTCAACCAAGAGACAATTGCGCCACCGATATAGCACTGGATCCCACTGCCACCTTGAAGTAATCGAAAGAAATTATCGACCGTCTCTCCAGAAAAGAGCGCTTGAAAACTGTCGTTTCTTAACCCTTCGGCCTCAATAGAAATATCAAAATCACCAGTGAAAACCATAGGTTTATCCAATACGGCATATTGCGTTAAACCATCAAAATATGGGGCGTAGCGTTCGCGGCTCACCAAGACTCGGCGTACCCAAAGTGGCTGTTGATCGACCATGCTTACACCAAGGAAAAGAGGGCATTATTTGGAACAAGGTACCCGCTACGCAAGATCACCAGCTCATAGTGACCTGTCGCAGTAAAGGTTTGTGCGGTGATCCGCTCACCATCGAGCTCATATTGCAGTTCGACGGAGCCACCCGCCTCAGCTTTTACCAACAACGAACGAAACGGCTTGGATTTATCCACCAATACCGTAAGTTCATGCGCGATACTTTTCATCAATACTCCCACTTACAACGACTCTAATTCCGCTTTAAAAGCGGCAAGCTTTTCTGCCGAAGCTCGGTCAAGGCAAAGTCCGCCATCAGCGAGCTCAATCACGGTCAGGTTGGTTGGCCACATCGGCGAAGGTTTTCTCACTGCGCTGCACGAGACCACCATTAGCAATATGCTCACTAGGAGAATCGGTTGCCGCGTGTTTACGCGACCGATTAATCGAATCCAAAATCGCATTCACTAACCTCATCAAAAGGGATAACCACTCGTTCATGGTGTTACTCGATACATTCCATCACTTCACACACCGCCTGTGACACCAGCGACTGAAACTCGGGCGATATCTGGTAGCCCAATGACAGCATCAGTGCCGCCAATAACGCCACCAACGCTCGGATCACTTTGCGGCTTTTCAAAATAAGACCTAGCTTATCCATAAGTTCCCCTTAAAGGTCATTATCCACTGCGGCGAACAGCAAGCACTGTGCGACTCGGCGCATCCACCCTCGTCCGTATTCGTTGAAGGTCGAAACTTTGGTGTAAAACGTGATGCGATAGGCGATGTAGCGCATCAATAAATCATTGAGATCCATCGTTTGTGTCGCCGACAACGTCTTCGGACCGATAATGCCGTCAGGCTTTTCACCCACTGCGTTTTGCAGCATTTTTACGGCACGATGCCAACCATGCTGCACCGCAGCATCAAAGAGTTGGTATTGCATCGCCGGACGAAAACGCGCCATAGCGAGTGCTTGCCACCAATCTTCGAAGTAAATCGCCTTCACCTGCTCGTAAGAGAGGTTTTTGATATCAAGATGTGGGTAAGTCATCGCGGCAATACCGCGATTGGTGCCCTTAAGCTCACCAACGCCGACACGTCCTCCAGTCCAGTTGCCACGATCTTTGGGGTCACATTGAAAGCCACCTTCGTGGGGCATGAGACGTTCGAACACCACATCAAACATGACGTTTCTCCAATAAAAAGCCCCCACATCCAACCAAGCATGTGAGGGCATTACAAAGCATTCGGCGTTTAAGGCTGATTTGAGATAGAGCTAATAAATTTGCGCTCAAAAATGGCAAGGATCCGCGAGCCAGCGTAACCACTGATACCACAAGCAAACCCCGCCAATTCTTGCGGCCATTCAAAGTACATCGCGGCCAAAGCACACAATGCGCCCGCAAATCCAGAGACGATGATTTGCATCAGCGCTTCAACCCAACGAAAGGGACGATTTTTTTTGCGAATATCGATGATATAAGTCACCAGCCCTCCCCAAATCGCCATCAGCGCAAGGCCTATGGATTGGAGTTGGGTCCAGCTCTCCGGCTCTTTCAATGGCATCTCAACTCCCGACAGCCAATAAAAAACCCCGCCAATGGCAGGGCCCAGAAACAAAAAAGCTGCCCGGAGGCAGCTTTGGTATTGTTGGAAAATCTACCGCAAGTTAGCTGGGAATTCAACTGTTGTAGATTAGGAAATGAATTTGGTAAAAGTTTTTAGGGCGACTCTTGTTTACTCCCTCTGAACAGATACATCTTATCATTTTTAGTTCTAAGCCCTTGAGTAAAAGGGGCTTAGTTGATCTTGAATAACTTAGATGTTGTAGCTCGAAAATTCATTGACAATTCAAAATTTTAACCTTCCATGACTTTCTGAGGTTTCTTAAATACAACTGAAATTGAATCACTAAGGGGGGGGTTGTTGATAAAATCGCCTTTATCTTGATATTCGTTTAAAACATGGTCAAAAAGCTGCCCTAACAGCATAGTTAAAAGTTCGTCTTCATTTGGTCTTACTCGAACTCCTCCCAACGAAGGTAAGAGGCTCTCTCGCCCTCCGATAGCATGCTGCCTTGCATAAAAATCAACCTTCGGGTCATTACCTTTAGGGTATATTGCCCAAACTGCTTGTATTGGCATCTTACCGTATCCACCATCTGCTTTTTTCTGATGAATTCCAAGTAAGTACTTATTTATCAATTCTGGTAACTTTTGTGTTCTCACTCGATAAGCAGATGAAAACTTAGCATCAAAAATCAACAAAATCGGTTCTACAGAACCATGCAGCCTCAATCTGATAACATAATCTGGTGAACGATATCCGTAATTGCGATCTTGATGTTCTATACATACGTCTACCGGATCACCAGGTTTAGCTCGTTCTGATGTCCATATTCTAGGTTCATAAAACAACTCAATATTGATATTTCTTTGAAAATCATTGAACTCAAAATAGTTATTTATAGCATTTGTTGGACGACTCTTTTCTAAACCACCAAATACAGGCTCAGAATAATCTCTCCAACTTTGCTTGACTAATACACAGCCACATGACTCCAATGCAGTAACAATTTGCGTAAGAACTGTGAATTCGTACAAAGTACTCAAATGTCTTAGACCAAACAGCATATCACCCATATCAATTTTCATATTACCAGATTGATACCATTTAGATATCTTATTAAATACGTGATGATAAGAAGGCGTTCTTGACACAAATGCAGTAACTCTTGGAGGTATTGGTTTGATAACCTTAGGCTTCGGAGAGACCTTAGCGAAGCGCAACGCCAAGCGTTTTGATCGAAGAATTAGATCATCAATTTTCTTTAGCAAACCGACTAAAATTGGAGCTTTGTATCGACTGAGGATATGATCTAAACTCACATATTCATTAAAAGGATGCCCTTCTGTTTGCCCATGAGTTCCATTCAATCCGTTTTCCAGAAGGTACTTCTTTGCATCAAATAACCGCTTCTCCATATGAGCAAGATAACCATGAATAATCCGATTTTCGAGCAAATCTGTATCTGAAATAATAACTTCATTGACACCTTGGAGTATTTTTGCCGGGTATCCCCTACACTTAAAATCCTGCTCAACTTGGGGACAAAACTGAATATATTCTGGGTGTTGTGAAAGCCAACTAATACCGTCTGGAGAGTTAGGAATAGCTCCATCCCTAATCTCAAGCGAGTTCTCCCATGTTTCTCTAACTTTTCTTAGAATGTCATCCCAGACTCGCTCACACAGTTCAATTCCACTCTGGGCTTCATTTATCAGACGATTAAGACTGTCCTCACAACCATCCCCACTACTGCATGCAAGACGAGAGCGAGAAAAACATAATGCAACGATACTTTCATAATGAGCATGTAAGTAAGATAACATGCTTTCTGCAAGCTCCGCATTAATTACACTCGCCTGTATGTCAACAAGATTTTTTATTCTCAACTCAGAACGAGAAAATGCTAAAATTATTTCACTTCGCCCTACGTAATTAAAGAATGGCATGCCAGAAAACTGGTCATCATCAAATAAAAGGTGCCAAGATTTTTTCCCATTTACAGAAGAATGTAAGCTTAGCTCATAAACCACATCCCCTATGTAAATTAATGGTGTACCGAACTCATTGGCTCTATCTCTTGTTTCTAGCAATACAGATATCCTTGCATCCTCTGGAATTGACCACACTCCATGCACAGGATCCCCTTGAGATATTAATTCACAATCAAAGGCATCATAAGTTCGACCAGGGCTGACCTCTATGGTTAAATCCAACATCGATCAATCCCTACGCTATGTATCTGTAGCTATTAAGCGATGCTTCACCTTCTGCAATCATCTTACGTAAACGTTTCGCTGACATTACTAGGCCATACTTATTGAGAACTTGATATAGTTTATGCAATCTTTCGGCAAAGCCTTCCCCATAACCACTTAAAATAGGTAAAACGTGTTGTAATACTGCTCTATCTAACGCGGTCACATTTCCCTCATATTCAACTAGTAATGCTCCCGCAACATCAACAAAATCAGCAATCAACTTTCTCTTACGATAAGAAAGCAGAACTCGCTGTCCTAAGCCTACTTTGTCGTCTTCTAGAACAGAAATAATTTCATTTAAGATAAGATTTGACTGGCCTGACAGGGGGGCACCCTTTCCTTCGAAGAGCGCAATCCAGTCACTAGCATTAATTGGTGCTGTAACCCGTTTATTATCAATAGGTAGAATAGAGAACTCAGATATCATGTCATCAAAAGGAATAACGGCAGCTCGATCCAACATTCTTGGTGATAAAGGCTGAACTGTTTCATCGCTATTTATAGTACCTACAAACTTCAAATAGTTTGGCACAATGAGTCTTTCCATCTCTGGATGTCCTGTGAAAATCTCACGGCGACTTTCCCCATCAGCTAGGTCTAAGAAACTGCTAAAATAATGCTCTGGTGAACTCAAGTTCATTTCATCCAAAAGTAGAATGGCAGGCTGTACTTCTTGATCAATTTCGTTTTGTACCGTCAAAAGCAGTTCCCAGAGACCAGTTGCGGCCGGGTGGTAAGATTCAGATAGTCCATTATAATATCCAAGAATATCCTTGGAAGACATCCACCCTCTTGAAACAGAGATAGTATGCTGTCGATTCCCTAAACCCATAGCCATACCTAAACGCTTAATTAAGCTTGTTTTACCTGTCCCTGGAAGGCCGGAACAAATAGTGAATTGGGTCTGGGCTATAGTTGTAACTAAATTAACCAACTGCTCCGTGTCCAAATGCCTATCGTGGCTTGTTAATGCACAATCCAGTTGTTCAAGATATTCTTGCTGAGCTTTTACACGGTTAGACAAGTCCATCCTTGTAACTGGCTCACTACCAAAGTCCCAGTTTGATTTGGATACTTTTTTTGTAGTGGTCATCGCTTCAAAGCCTGCTTTAATTTTGACAAAGTTTTCCGTTAACTCTGCTGAGGCATCTTTGATTTGAGATTGAAGGTTAGTAAGCGACTTCTTGTGGTCATCAATCATCCCATTCAATGCACTATACTCGCCTCGTTTATCATTAATTTGGTTGAGTAGTTCCTCCAAGGAGCTATATTGAGAATACTCTTGTTTAATTTTTTGAAGCTTAGTTTCTCCGTCTATAATCTGCTTTTGCAACTCAGCATTTCGCTTTTTGTGTTCCTGCATTACTTCTTCTTGGAGTTGTTTTCGCTCTTTTTCTGCCAACAGTCTTAGTTCATCTTCCTTTTCACTCTTTTGCTGAGCTATCGACCTTAGCTCATCTAATAAGCTGTCTCTTTTTTCCTCCAAGCGCTCGACTTCGCTACGAGTTTTGCTAACTTCTGTTTCGATATTTTCAAGCTCTTTAGCTCTGTAACGTTTGTAGAATTCTTTCTCGTGTTTTTCTAGGTAGGATTCAATGAAGCTTTGACCTTCTGGTAAAATTAACAACTCTTCCTTCAGCTTCATCATATTTGAATCGAACTCCGCCGCATCTGAGAGTAGATCTACAGTCTTTAAGTATCGGAGGCGGTCTTGCGAAAACTGTTTTCCATTTTTCACATTATTCCTCAATAACTCTAAGCCTTTCTTGGTTAACTTACCACCAGTTGAGCGAAAGCTAGCATCTTTCAGAAGTGGTTCGACATACTCTTTGAGTAAGGTTTCTTGATCAATAATATCAACAAAATCCTTGCTACTCAGTTTGCTTGTAAATGTAGCAATATCAAAAAGAAAAGTAGTAGGTCTCTGGTTTAAAGTTACTTCAACCAATTGATCCTTACATTGTTCTCTATCGAGTTTACCTACCACATGATCAGAAAGCTTACGACCAGGAAGTGGTGTTTTAGGGAATTGAAAGTGTTAGTTTAAACTTCATCATCTTGAACAGAGTGCACATGTGCGAAAGGCCCTACAATTACGTCTTCCCCATTGTAATTTGTTGCTACCATTACAAGGTTGGTTGAAGGCACATGTGAAAGATAGATAGATGTTTCATCTTTCGAGAAGTCAATATTTGCAATTATAACTTCTAGCAACTCATGGTTCTTAACTGGCTGGACGGAACGATAGTAAGACACATAACTTTGTTGATTACCTTCTGACCTGTTTGCTCTAGTGGTTTCTGCTCTGAGTAACTGATTCTTATCAAATTTACGTTCAAGTTCATCGAATGGGCCAGTAATGAAAACCTTTTCCGTATCACAAAAGTGTTCTCGTATGTTGACTTGAGCGTAGCTCTTTCCTCCACCTTGTTCGTAGAACTCTTCCATGCATACATTTAGTTTCCCTCTGGTCTTACCTTCAGCAGGCTCAACCCAACTCTCACCTAAAGTGCCGATGACATATCTAACTTCTTGATTGGTATTTATGCTCATTTTTGTATGTTTCTACTTGTGATTAAGTTTTTATAACTACTTATAACTTGTGTGAAATTCATATAAATCCAGCGTTCAGGAGCTACAGAATTTGTTTGGATTTGTCAAAAAATTTATTGCGAAATACAGTCAAATTCTCTTGTAATTCCTCTCTGAATTCTCTGGGGTATATATGCAAGTGATCTGACTACAATGTACCATAGAGTTCATAAAACGAGATTTGATTTTGATCGCAAGAGACAACTAACAACTAATGGCCTGTCAATAAAAGAATCATATTGTTCTAGTCGCATCTGAAGGGCCAGCTTAAACATGGTCATTTTTTGTTCAACATAACCTACATGTGGTGTTCTGGGGCTCAGTATCTCGCGATGCGTTACCTATTTAGTTATGCTTTTCTGCTAAAATTTTGGTCATTTAATGTATTATAAATATGCATTAATGATGAGCTATTGGAGATAAAGTTCAATTTTCGTACTCTTATCTCTTGTTGCGATCAAACTTTCAAGGAACGGCTCTATAATTCATCAACACGACTGCCAAGTCTTTTGCTCAGTCTGCATACCACAACTAATATTGGGAATGCGTTGAGACGCATAACGGTATTCAACATCTTATCTTGGGTAAATCTTGCCAACGCGTTGTGTACTGCGGGGTCAACATATCACGCCGCATTGCCCATTTCTGAGTGATACCCTGCGCCGCCAAAAAAAGGGTATCACTCCCATACCGACCATTTAGGGTATCGTAAACATGCATCAACGCAGGGTTGTTCGGATTAGGATTGAATAAATCTGCTTGTTCATGTTGTCCATCAACAAGGTCAAGCAAACCCACGCCAATCTTATAAAACCGAATATCCTCCTGAAACAATTGCTCAGCCAATAAAGAGGCAATCTGGGTCAATTGCGTCACATCAGATGTCGGATAAGCAAATCTATGAATCGCTCTACGTACAACCGAATACTCGTCAAACGGAGAGCTATTTGCAAAACAGAGCATGACTCGGCAGAGTGATTTTTGTTGACGGGCCTTATAAGAGGCAATATTGGCATGTTTACACAAGGCTTGCTTCAACGACTCAATATCTGTGATTCGCTGCCCTGCACTACGCGTAGAAAAAATTTGTTTCTTATCGGCTCGAGCTACATCCCATCCTTTGCATTTTTGTCCATTCAGCTCACGAACGGTACGTTCAACCTCAACGTTAAACTCTTTCCTAATGATGGCGGGAGGATAGTTAGCCAGTTGTAAAGCGGTTTTAATGCCCATTAGCTGTAGGCGCTGTCCAAGTTTACGACCTATGCCCCACACATCAACTGCTCGTAATTGAGATAACACTATTTGACGCTCTTTTTCATTATCAAGTACACAAACACCCTGATAAGCATCCAATTTTTTTGCGGCATGGTTAGCCACTTTCGCGAGTGTTAATGTACTCCCAAAGCCAACACTTACAGGAAGACGGCACTCACGCCAGACGGCTCGTCGTAATTTCATACCATGCTCTTTGAGAGAACGAATGGCAGGAAAGCTATGCTCAAATGAAAGGAAAGACTCATCGATACTGTATATGTGTTGCTCGGGCGCGAATCTCCCGATCACCTGCATCATCTTTGACGATAAGTCGGCATACAATTCATAGTTTGATGAAAGTGCAATAACGCCTTTTTGCTCACAAAGCGCTTTAACCTGAAAGTAGGGTTTAAACTTCTCAACACCCGCTTCCTTTGCTTGGCGATTCGCAGCCACAACACAACCATCATTGTTTGATAACACTATGATGGGCTTTCCTCGCCAATCCGGACGAAAGACTTGTTCAGCACTACAGTAAAACGAGTTAGCATCAACTAAAGCAAACATCACTGATCACTCAATATCTGATTACTTCGATGGAAACGAATGGAGCTAACCACAACGCCTTCTAAAGAGAAGGTATCAAAATCGTGGATAGCGACAGGCTGCATTTTTTCATTTGCAGAGAGCAATAATCGACGACGAATATCGAGGATCTTACATACAAACTCTCCATTAAAATTCGCAACAATCACATCGTGATTCATCGCTTCAAGATGACGATCAACAATCAGCAAATCGCCATCAAATATCCCCACTCCTTGCATAGAATCGCCACTCGCTTTACCAATAAAAGTGGCGCTCGGATGCTGGATAAGTAAACCATCAAGATCAATGGAGAGTTGTTTGTATTCAGTTGCAGGACTTTCAAAACCTGTGATGCCCGCACTAGCGTAAATAGGTATGACTTTCATATAAGTTTACTGTATTTATATACAGTATTATTTTTATATTGAAATCGCGAAAAAGCAATTTAAAAACGATACTAAGTTACAAATTTCCTATCCTCTCAGCGATCATTTGAGAGGCGTTTGTCCAACTGTCTGTAATCAATACACTTTCAAATCGAACCCTCTACATCTGTTCAATCATGGCTTCCACGGTTTGCAGCATCTGGCTTTGCATTTGACTCATTTCGAGATTGAGGTTTTCGATTTCTTGCAAAATCCGCTTGGTTTCGGCTTGGGTTTTGGCATTGTCGTAGCGCTGGCTATCGGTTAAACCTTCTTCGCGCTGCGCCTTGGCCATGATGTTCTTTGCTTCGCTTTCCAGTTTGAGGACCTTGGCCTCCATTTCCCGCATCTGCAACTCAAGCTGCTTTTGCTGAAGCTGTTGCTCCTGCTGCTTTTGTGCTGCTAATTCGGCCTGCTCTTCCTCTGTCATATCCTCCGGCTCTTTTTCAATATTCAGCGCTGCTCGGACACGCTCCATAAACTCTTGCTTATTCGGCACATCGGTAAGCTCAAGCACTAAATCAATCACGGTGATTTGTACCTCTGGCGGCAACTGCGCGGTGATCATCATCATTCGCTCTGCCAACTGCGATTTGTAAGCAGCGGTTTGCTGAATGGGAGCGAGCGCAATATGGGCGCGTAAGCGGGTCAAATCATTGGTCAGTAGCCCTTGTTCATCGACATGGTTCATTACCACGGTTTTGCGCTTTCGCTTGTCATTGCGGTTGATCACAATCGCTTTATTGTGCTGCTCACGCATATCCTCAAGGATGTACCCCAGTAGCAGCTCACCCAATAGCTGCGATCCAAAGTTGTAGTTATCGTTGATTTCGGCAAGCGTTGTCGCCCCCTGCTCCACCAGATTGGCAATCGCAATCCCACTGGTCGCGTTGGATTCTTTCCCCAAGAAGGCTCCATAAACACCCATGGTATCTTGGATAAGCTTCATCGAATCCTGCATCACATTAAATTGCTGCGCGGCGATATTGAAATCTTGTTGGACCTGAAACACTTCGCTGATGGATTTTTGGTTTTTCCGCTGTGGGTTGAGCTTAATCAGACCATCGGGTCGTTCAACCTCTTCTAAAATCTGTTGTTGGCCCATATTAGTGGCATCTTCATCCATTAAGACTCGTTTGGCCTGCAGTAACCACGTCAATTTAATGCGCCTAAAGTTGACTTCATCTTGCGCTGGAATGGCTCGAGCAATCAGACCATAGGGCTCACCACTGGCGTCTTTGCGAAATCCCCAGAACGGCACAATAGGAAACAGACCATTAGGCGCGGCACAGTCACGGCTCAATAAGTGATACATCCCGGCGTACCACTCTTCTTTAATCCGGCTGACTTGAGCCTGCCGCAGTGTGGCTCTCTCCATCGCCAGTGCCATCGCATGAGCCAGATCGTTCGGGTCAAACTCCATCACACGCCCATCTTGGGTTTCAAGCACGGCTTTGCGTTCTATATGACGCACATACACAATCTGCAAACGAATACGCTCACGGTTATGGGATAAATACTCCGAATGATCCCGTGACCAGTGATTAAATGCCTCATGTGCACTGGTCAACAGTGGGTCGAGCCCTTCGAGATTTTCAACATCAACGAATCCACGCCAATCCTTTTTCGCGTATTCCAGTACCTTCGCTTTGTGGGGAACCAGACTCGCGAGCTCATCAATATCGATCCAGCGCATACGCATCACCCAGCGACAATCGCTCCAGTCGGGTTCCGTGGAGAACCAGTCCCAAAACACTTCATCACGAGGGATAAGCTTGATTTTGTATTTAGGCCCGAACGGGTTCGGATTTCGGTATGCCTCAACAAAACCTACGCCCGCTTTGATTTGTGACCCATACGCCTCTGAGCGTGCTTTATCGAGCCGACCTAGCCGAGCCGCATCTGCAAACTCGGCATTCACGGCTTCCGCCATCAGTTCCATTTGTTCATCGGGATCATCTGCGCACACCAAAAGGTCGGTGCGTGTTTTGGCTTCCATCCCGAGGACACCATCAATGGTCGGCGCAATCAGGTTATGGATTGTGGTGGGCTGGCCACGCTGTTTAAGCTTATCTTTGACTCTCGGATCAAGCTGATCGCCATCGTAGTACGCGGTGGCAACTTTGGCAGCGCTGCGCCAGTCAGGTTGTCCATCAATATCGGAGAGAATACGCAGCATAAAAGTATCGAGTTTTGCGTTGTTGCATACCATTTGGTCTGCCAATGATTGTTAGAAGGATCGCGTTTGAGGTCTTCTGACTTCACACGCTTTGGCATACGTGCACGGGCTTCTTGGGCGAGCATATGACTCATCACTTGGTCATCAAAACACCCTTCCTGAGCGTTCATCGCTCCCTTTTTGTCGTACACATAGCTGTGGTATTCCGAAATAGTCCCCATCCAACGAATGCCAGAGACGCCGTTTTGAAAGAGCGTCTTCATGCCTTCCGTGAGGATAGGTTTGGATTGTTTGGTGGTTAACCATCCGAGCTTGACCGTCTCATCATCGTTGTCGCGATCTAGGTATTGCTCTGAATAGATGTAAGGTGTGGGGTAGATTTCTCGAAGCTTTTGAATAAAGGCATGGCCGTGGTTATTGCGCTCAGGCATCACGTAAGCGTTGCCGTATAAAATCGCGATATGTTTAACCAGATAAGCCAATAACTCAGCATCGATATAGCCAAACCAGTGTGCCACTTGCTCACCATCGGATTTTTTCACAACATCGATACTACTGCGGTCGCCATGCTCTAGCCCTTCGGCAATATCCACACCCAGTGCATACTCTTCATCCTCATCGAACATTTCCCACATCAGCAAAAGGTTCATCGCGTTGCGCTGCATGCGAAGCGGATCGTGACTCTCTATCGAGTGCACCCGAGTTAGGTTTCCCGTCATAGGCTCAAGGTCATAGACCAAGAACGGGGCAAGAACATCCGCTTCCGCGGCCATAATATGGACAGGATTAAACACCCGACGCCCTGAGGTTAAAAACGCCTCCAGCGGCGTGGACGGGAATTCCTGTTTCATCTCCTCGCCCTGCATGGCTTCTTTTTCGAGATACCACTGCTTTTGCTCATCATCGAGTTGGCAGCCCATCGATTTTTCGACCCCGGTAAAGTACTCAGCCATCACTTTCGGCACTACGAGCCCATTCATCGGCACTTTTGAACGGTATTTCGGATCTTGCCACCATGCGAAAAAATGAAACTGATAATCCTCGCGGCTCAGCTCTACTCCACTTTTGGCTTGCTCCATAGCGCGCATGCACATGGTATAGAAATCGCCCCCGACACCTTCTGCCGTCGACTCAATAAAACAGATCGCATTCTGGTGAATCGCGTTAAGCGTACCGGTTTTCACCTCTTTGGCTTTGTGTGGGTACTTCGCACAAATTTTGCCATGCTCAGAAATATGCAAGCGCTGCACAGTACCGGAACGAAAGGAGGTGGCAACCTGAATACTTGAGCCGTTCTTAAACACCATGCGCCCACCGTTGGCTCCACTCTTACGCTCTTCGGTTGGGATTGCCGCCTTGAGCCATGCCGGAAGGTTGTCATAAGGCACTTCCACTTTAGTTCTGAAAATCTCCCCCGCAGCTTGTTTGTCCTGCGCGACGATGCCGCACTTAAGCCGTTTATTGAATAGCGCTTCATCGAGTAGGTAGATATCAATGGCGGTCGAAAAACCAAGCTGGCGCGCTTTTAGGATAATGTTGCGATGGCCCATCATCTTAAACAGCAATGCTTGGGCAGGGCGAAGCTTGAACGTCACCAGCTCGCCATCTTCATTCTCTATCTTGTAGAGATGATTGAGCCGCCACCACTTATTGCTCAGCCGAGAAAAAAGAAAAGCGCGATCCTGCGCGCTTATCTTCTCTTGAGGGACGGAACCAAGGTTAATCATTCAGTACGAACCCGTCCGACCCCATCTCTTTGAATTTCTTGCACAATGTCGGCAATCGCAGTTCCAAGCCCGGCAGACTCTTGTGCAATACGCTCAGCTTCCAATTCTGTTTTCTTTACCTGTGCTTTGGTTCTTAGTAGAGATTCCACGCGCGCCATGTTTCTATCAACAATGTTGTCGGTGCTGACGTAGAGTTCATACAGTTTGACGCGTTCAGCCAGCGCCAAGCCCTCCTTACCAAGCTCTGCTCCAATCTTCTGGTAGGTTTCCATGGCTTTCAGCACCCGTGCCCGACAAAACACAATCTCGTGGTCAATGTCCGAGTTCGCTGCATCAAAAATGGCATCTGGATCATTTAAGCGCTGTGCATAGCCATTGTGTTTGGTTGAGCACTGGTTGCCATGAATAAACCGCCCACTTTCATCGCGTTGATGAGTCGTATCTAGATGCAAAACACGCTGTAAAAATTGCGCATGGGTCGGTTTCGGTGAGTTTTGATCAGTCACGTGATCAGTGAACTGATCACTTTCACTGATCACTGATGCGTTTTCACCCTTACCTTTTGATTTAAAAACCTTTTCTTCCCTACTTCCTCCTAACTGATCACATTGAGCGAGCCGTTCCACATCGGGCGAAGAAGTGATAGCACGTGGGGATTGAACGTTTTTTGCTGAGTTTTCGCTGTTTTCGAGTGGCGAATTCAACACCTGCAGATATCGACGCGCCGTGTTGTAATTGATTTGGTTTTGATCGCACCACGCTTTGATTGTGATGCCTGTTTGTTCAAACGCGAGTTTGTACTCTTGTTGCAGCGCTTTCCAATCTCGTTTTGCCATCATTAAGGCTCCGAATTGCGAGCAATAAAAAAGGCCGCATCAAAAGATGCAGCCTCGCTATTGTTGGAAAATCTACCGCAATTACCTTGTCATATCAATGAGCGACTCGAGTTTACTCAATCTTCAAACTCAGCAGAAAAGCGCTTTTCAAGCGTCGAAAGTGCCTCGGCTTCATGCCGATACAATTGCGTTCTCCACTCTTGCAGTAGGTGAACAATCGCAGGCCAATGACGAATGATAAGCTCTTTGTGAGTCGGCAAAGCTGCTCCCAAAAATGAGGCTTTCCAATCCGCTTCCGTCGTTCGAAACTCACCTACACCATCACAACTCTCACAAGGTCGCTGCGTTTTAGGAATAACGCCTGTTGCTTTGCAACGCGGACATTTTGCTGATTCTGCCGCCTTTTTCTGTGCGTAATCGGCCAATAGCTGCTTCTGCGCGTCAATACGCGTTTGGTGTGACGCAATGTTGCCCTGCAAACGACAGCTCTCAAATGGATTGGTTTTGATCTCTATTGCTCGCTCCATCGAGCGCATGGCTTTACTAAGTGCTTCAATCGATTTCTGGGTCCTCGCTGCGTAGGCGCTGTATCGACGCCAAACCGAAGCCAGACGAGCTTGCTGACTGTCTATCGGAACATTCAACACATCCGCCATGACCAGATAATGCAAATGTTTAAGCTCATTCGAAGCCAAACTGATCTCTAAGCGATGAATCTCCAGTGATCCAAGAAAATCCCTCAATACCACCAACGAATAAGCACAATGCAAGTATTTGGCATTAAGGATTGCCATACCGATAGGATTATCGCGCTGCGCTAAGCCCATCGCACCGAGAAGCTGCTCTTTGGTCGGTCCATTTTTACTGACAGACTCTTCCCATTTCATGGTTCTTGCGGCGCTTAATAGTGTTAAAAGCTCAAGCTTTTTACTCACTGTCGTGACTCCTTACTCTGAGAATATGGTCTAAAAATGGCAAAACGGTATGGGCTCATTACATCAAGACTCATTCGCTCGCACCGAAAGCTCTCGAAGCCAACTTTCTCGTTGAGCCATCATGGCCTTGATTTTACGCTCAGCCGATTGCACAGCCTGCTCTGATGCCGCGGACTTACGCTGTTTAAATGAAATCAGCGCGACGTTCTCGTTATTAATATCGATTTCAATTTGCTGGATCTTTCGCTTCAACAACTGCGCATCATCAATGGGCTTTGCCGCAGCTTGAGACACCGCGACGATTCGCCCCTTGTCTTGCTCTTTGCAAAGCCAAGCGTGGATAAATCGCTGGATCCCTTGCGCGGTTTTCTGGCGTGTTGGGTTTGCCTGACACCAACCGATCATGTTGCGAAGCTGTTGGCGAATATCAACGGCAGGATAGAGCGAGCGCCATTCCACCAACTGAGATTGGGTCACCGGATACGAAACGTTTTTACCTTTGAGTGGGATCTCAAACACAACCGGATCTAAAATAGGGTCAGTTTGAGCACTGAAAAGCGGCGCATCGCCTTCTGGTGGATCTATTAATGGATCTATTGATGGTTTATAGCCGAAATCCGACCTACCCCCAGCCGAAATCTGACCTACCCCCTCGGGTAAATTCGTCTGTTCGTATTTCGAATGTTCGAGTTTTGAATGGACGAAATCCGTCTGTTCGAAATCCGACTGTTCATCGGCGGTAGATTTCAATCGCTTCACGGGCAGTTGATACTGGTTATTGGAACGCACTAATCGACCTGAATCGGCTTTCTTGAACTGGTTTCGTTTCACAATCCAGCCGCCCGCTTCCAACTTCTTCAAGGTTGCTTTGACTGTGGTTGGAGAGACACCACTTTTACGGGCAATGGTTTCAATCGAAGGCCAGCAAACGCCGGCATCATCAGCATGATCCGCCAGACAAAGCATAATGAGTTTGTCAGAGCCCTTGAAAAGAGAAATATCCCATACGTAGCTCATTACCTTAACGGACATCGTATTACCTCAATGATCAATCTATCTAAAGCCACTGGCCGTCTACGAATAGTTCCCCATGGCCAATAGAAAGCCCGTTCCCTCGCAATCAGAAAGTGATGAAGTAAGCTTGCCACCAACCAGATCCACTCACCGAGCATTCGGTACGGAAAACATGGCATCCTATTTCTAACCACGGACCAATCCCTCATAGACAGCTTTGACATACAGACGCTTAGCTTCATAAAGGTCAGCCATTTCGTCGTAGGTAATCTCGGTTTGCTGGCCTTTCTCAACCTTGAACAGACGCCATTGAAGATTCTCAATTCGAGCTCTTAATGCTATTCTTCCCATCACTGCTTCTCCGAAGTGGTATGTGAAATTTCCTCGCAAGACTTTTCACTCGGCTTTAAACCGTTGCCGCGGTTTAAAGCCAACTCTCTTTCCTTATCCAATACCCGAAGGTAATGCTCACACTTATCCTTCAATCGCTGAATTTGATCTCTTTCGAAAGTTAATGTCTCCTGCCCCTGCGATAACGCTACGCGACAGGTATTCACCGTGATACAGGCAAGCTGCTCCACCGTGGTCCAAAATGAGTTTGTTCTCATGCTCTGCACCTCTAGATTTACTGTTAGTTTGGTAGACCAACGACTAACCACATTTTGTTTCCTGCCGCGTATCAAAAGCTGGCTCAGGAAAAACATCATCGAATGAACAACTTGCCCCTAGTTCATTCAAAGCTTTAACAATTTTCCATGCCATCTCGTAGCTAGGCTTACGATTACCATTGGCATAGTGATTTACGGCCCCTTGGGAAATACCGATACTTTTCGCAAGCAATCCCTGTGACTTGCCAATGTTTTTAAGAATCTGCTTGATATTGGTCATGTAAACATTTTGCCTCCATAGGAACATGCATAAAGATTACGAAATGGAATTTACAAAAACAAGATAAATTACATTTTGGATGTTTTAAGTGTGATTACATTAAGTAATAATCATCGTTATGAAGATGGATTGGAAAGATCTGGTTAAGGCCAGAATGAAAGATAACGGCATCACTCAAGCCGTGCTTGCAGAGCGTTTGGACAAATCCCAAAGCGCGATTGCTCATTGGCTGGGTGGAAATCGTAAGCCGAGTATCGAAGAGATAGCCGCTATGATGAAAATCGTAGGGTTAGACCACGTCACTCTAAATTCTGATGGATTAGTGGAGTATCCCGATGAAGCATGGGCGAATATTTCACGTCCCCAAATACAACCTTCGTACCAGAAGTCTTTCCCCGTTTTAAGTTCAGTACAAGCAGGAATGTGGTCAGAAGCAATTGAGCCTTATACCGCCGAGGAAATTAATGAGTGGTACGAAACCACTGAACGAACAAGTGAACGCTGCTTTTGGTTGAGAGTTGAAGGTGACTCTATGACATCTGGCGTAGGAGTTAGTTTTCCTGAAGGCACTCTTGTTCTGGTGGATACAGAGCGAGATCATCAGAATGGTTCTCTGGTTGTGGCCAAGCTGACTGATGTAAATGAAGCAACATTCAAAAAACTAGTTATTGATGCTGGTCAGAAGTACTTAAAACCGCTCAATCCCTCCTATAACGCCATCGCCGTTAATGGTAACTGTAAAATTATCGGTGTTGTTATTGATGCAAAGTTAAAACTCTTTTAGCAACCTCCCACTAGATACAAACCGCCAAGCAAGGCGGTTTTTTATTATCCAAATTGTAACAATCAGACATCCCCTATCTTGTAAAAAACCTAAAAAACTCCAATTTGTAATTTACAAAAAAATTCCAATATGTAATATTAAATACTAATGCGAGACTAATGACGCATATCAAGGGCAACTATTGCTCATAGCCCAAAATTACAATGCGAGGAAATATCCATGGCGGCAACCATTGATACCCAATACGGAACAGTAACCACTTCACCGCCTTACTTTAGCCAACGCTTACATCGTTCAGTAATCGCGCTAACACTTTATCCCACTGACGATAGCTGGGGGCTAAGCCGAGAATGCCCAGCAGAAATCACGATTACACCATCATTTCTCAACATGTTTGCCAATGATGCCGCACCACTCGCTAAAAAGCTTGGCGCGATGCACTCCATCAAAAAGGTTGGTGAACAAGATGGCATCGAAAGGTAGGCAATATGAGTCAATCACAAATTTCCATCATCACTCTTAAAAAAGCAGCCGAGGTCATAGGCCTCAGTGCAAAGACGCTAAGAGAAAAAGCACGTGATGGGTTCTATCCATCGACAGTAATGAAAAAAATTCGTGGTACTTGGATGGTTGATATCGAGGAGTGGAATCAGTGGAACCGAAAACAAAGCCATTAAACCTGCCAACAGGTGTTGAGTTGAATGGTAACCTTTTAAGAATTGTTTTTTACTATCAAGGGAAAAGATACCGCGAATCATTTGGGCTTAGCTCCTACAAAACAAAATATCAATTTTGCCAAGCAAAAGCGGGAAGCGATTCAATATGAAATCAAGATCGGTACTTTCAATTATGCCGCCCACTTTCCGGAGTCAAAACATGCGTCAGGTATACCGCAAGCAAAGAACTTAGCTACAACTTACGAAGCAATTCCTTGCCTCTAAAGATCATGATATCCGCCGATCTACGTTGCAAAGATATGATTGGGTGTTAAGAGATTTTATTGAAATATATGGAAAAACCAGAAGTAGCGACACTCTTTCACCACGGACTTTGACGGAGTTTCGCCAAGAGCTCGTTAAAGGAAAAACGGGTCGCACCATTAATCGAAATCTGGTGACAATCAACGCCTTCCTAGCTTGGCTCTATAAAATGGAATACGTCAGTCGCGATTTATCCAAGGTTTTGCAAAGGGTGAAAGAAAGCGAAGTCGATATTCAACCCTTTTCGATGGCGGAGATCGACAACATTTTGAAACACTGCCACCAACTGCAGCACCGCAATATCGTGACCTTGCTTGTCTATAGTGGCATACGCAGTGGCGAGCTTTGTGCACTGGCGTGGGAGGATGTGGATTTTGAGAATAAAACGATCCATATCCGCCGTTCGACTTATGATATGCGCGGATTAAAAACCACCAAAACAGACAAAGAGCGGTTTGTTGACCTACTGCCACCCGCTTTAGATGCTTTAAAAGCTCAACAATATTTAACCTACTCGTTCGAGCCTAAAGAGTACGATGTCGAATTACCCGGTCAGGCCTACAGAAAAGAATCTCTGCGTTTTGTGTTCAATCCCAAAGTCGTTCGGGAGCAGAAGGTCAGTGGCTATGACTATTACGGCAAACGTGCACTAGGCCGAATGTGGACGGCACTGTGTAAAAAAGGAGGCGTCCGATACCGTAATCAGTATCAACTTCGACATACCTACGCCAGTTGGATGATCACTCACGCTAACGTCAACGTGAGTTACTTGGTCACAACAAATGGGTCACGCAGATATCACCATGGTCGCAAGGGTCTACGGTAA